GTTCCGCCATTTGCGTTACCAACAATGTCGATAACACCAGCCGCCAGTGGAATTACTGGCGAAAACTGATAAATAGCGTTCGTGTTTGCCGCCGCAATCTCATACTGAGTTACCCCAGTAGAGTTTGTTGCGCTTCCGTTCAACCCGATAGGACGTAGACCAAAAGAAGTATCTTGGTTTGCCATAAGGCTATCTCCTAATCAGGGTGACCCCTATTTATTACGAGGGCCACCAAAAGTTACACGTTGTTGCCGATCAGGGTTACTGATCCGCATCGTCGAATGTTGATTCTCTCGCATCATATCGTGATCCACTGCTTCCATCTGATCAGAGTTACGGTTGCGGAAATAATCCGTCCGTTCCTGAACAGTTTCTTCAGGGATCCTTGCGAGGATCAATCCGCCAACGCCGAACACACCTTCATATTTACCTGAGTCGATCACCGGTGCTTCAAAGTCCGGGTATTCGTCCGCACGGACCAATTCCCATCCTTCTCGTAGCTTTGCACTGATATTCTTGCGGTCATCAAAACCGCGAGTTTCAGCGCGAATCCACCGATGCTTAAATCCATCTGGTGCAGGTGGTGCGTCTAACATAGACGGTGGAGCCCACGGCTTACGCTGTGCCGTTTTCTCTCTAGTTTCATTTGCGCGGGAAGCACGGCTTCCATTCTTCATGTCTTCAGCCATTTTATTGCTCCCTAACGTATTTCGCGTATTCTTCAAGTGGCACTCCGAGTTTTTTAGCCATAGTGACTTGGGTCTTGGAGAGTCGGACCTTTCCTGTGCGCCCAGTTGCTTTTCCGCGGGATACTGAAGCTACCGTCTGAGCGGGACGGCGGGCTCCACCCGAATTCCTGAACTTATGGGGAAATTCATCCGCCATACGTCTGTCAAGCTCATTGTAGTAATCATCTGACTGCGGGTCAAATCCTTCCTTTTCAACGAGTTTTTTGTGAATCCCAAAAGCGGCATAAGTCATTGCTTCATCTGAACCAAACCAGTCGTTCCGGTCTGCCCAGTCTTCTGCTTTAGGATCAGGACGGCGCGGTTGCTGTGCAGGCATTGGCTGTTGAACCTGTGCCTGCGCTTGTGCCGCCGTTTGTTGAGCGTACCGCTCTTGTTGAATCTTCGCCTGACGTGCTCTGTCGCTTTCAATTGCTAACGATGTAATTTTGCGCTGTGCTTCAATTACGCCGTTGGTATCGCCCATCTCAATTGCGCGAGCAAGGTCTTGTTCGGCAGATTGGGTTTGCGTTTCGATACGTCCGCTATATTCATTAACGTAGTTATTACTGAGGCTATTCATGCGTTGCTGAATTTGTTCAGCTTCTTGTTTTACTTGCTGTGCATAACGAATTGCTTCTTCACGCTCACGCTCGGCAGAGCGCATTTTCTTGGTTAAGCGGTCAATGCGTTTTTGTGTCGCATTCGTTGCTTTATCAAAATTGTCTTCTTCGTCAGCATCTGACGCACCAAAAGCCTGTGTTTGCTCGCCCGCTTCGGGGGCCTCAAACTCAACCTCGGTTTCTTCTGCATCACCAACGTCTAATTCGACCTGATCGTCGTCTCTTTCTTCAGCCATCTCTTATTTCCTTAAAAGTGAAGAACGTCTTCTGGATTGCTAATGCGCGCCAGAATTTCGTCGTCGTTAAGAATTCGCACTTCGCCGCCATCAATGTTGAAACGCGAGCCAGAGTAACGGGCAAACATGACCCACTCTTTTTCCGCGCACCACGGGCCGCTAGGGAATTTGTCTTCGTCTTTGTATGCCAAAGGCCCGACTTTAAGCACATAGCCCACTTGCGTGGATACTTGCTGTTGCTCAAGGGTTTTGTCGGCCAAAAGGATTCCGCCTTCTGTTTTGCCCTGACCACGATAAGGAAGGATAAGAATACGCCACCCTGTAGGGGTTGGCAGTCTGTCTAAGAGACTTCCACCTATGCTTTCGGGATCGAGAAAGGTTCTACGATCCTCTTTATACGCTTCTTCAAGCGTCGCGACTTGTTCAGTCATCCATATGCTCCTGTTTATCTAGCAGGCTCTTGAGTTCCTGTTCGACATGATTGAGGGCAGTCAACATGCCCATCAATTCACGATAATGTTCCATCGTCTTGACTCCATCGTATTCGAGGCAGTCAGTGATGGCCTTCTTCTGCTCACGGATAATCCGATACACAGCTTCAGATAAGTATATATCACTCATTCTCTTATATCACCGCATTTTATCTTAGATAGTCTTATATAATCCTATCATATCTTATATACGGCAAGAGTTTTTTAAAGGTTACGCATCCTTGTAACCAAGCGGTCTGCGCGGTTGGTGACCTGCTTGTACCAGCGAGAATCAACCATCTCGTCTGCGGCCTGATTCCAGTCGCGCGCATCAACCCCGGCTTTCATGCCTTTAAACTGGCTCAAACGCGGCCGGCCCATGTTAAACATCATGTTGGCAATGATTAACTGGCATTCTTCTGGAAGGTCGTCGAAGTCTTCGTACAAACGCTGACATTCGTCCAAAGTTACTTCGATGTCTTGTTCAAAAACTTCGGCAACGCGCTCTGCTGATACTTCTGTTCCAACTTCTTCGCCATACTCTTCATCGTCTTCTGTAACGAGGTGGCCAATTCCGAAAGTCGGGTAACCAAGGTGGTCCAAATAGATTTCATATTTGCATCCTTCGTCTTCTTCCAGTTCTACTCTTAATTTTTCTAAATTCATTATTTGCCCTTCTTCATTGCCATAAGTTTGTCTGCGCCCTTAACGCCGAATGACGCGCTGACCGCGATAAATAAAAGGTATTGATACCATTCCGGTAGGGAGTTGAGTGCGCTGAACGCCTCATCCATGCGAGCAATGATGGCTTGATCGTCCATCGCCACGCTATAAGCAACAGCGATCAAAGGCGCACTGAGGATCAAACTAAACCATTCATCCTTCCAAGATGACTTGGTTGCATCAGCCATAGATGCTTCCCAGTTAGCATCATTGTTTATCTTATGGATCTTAGCTTGCTGAATTGCTTTCTTCTCTTCAGCCTTCCCTTTGATAAAGTCTTTGCCTAGCTCAAGTGCTGGACCAAGTAACATATTTAACATGACATCACCCCACTAAAAGGCTAAGTAAAAAAGAGCAAGCCGAAGCTATTGCTATGAATTGAATATCTATTGCTTTCAACATCACTTCTTCTCCTGCGGCTTTTTACCGCATTTGTCGCATTTTTGTTTCGGGCGAAAAATGAATTTAGAGCCGCAAGCTGTCTGGTACATCCCTTCCTTGTAAGTGTACTCGCAGATTTTCATCAGTCATCCTTCGGTGGAATACTCATCATTCCCCAAATTGCTAAAATTGCTAAAATAAGCGCGGCGACAAATTCCATATCAGCCGTCCTTTTTCTTGGAGCCCAATGCGGATGCACCAAAGAACGCGCTTACTAATACAGCAATAGACGCAAAGTATGTCGGCGCAATGTCTGCAATCAAGTTTGCGGCTGTATCCATACCGAAGGCATTAGCAAGAAAAATACCAAATGGATACAGTAGAAGACCAAAAAGAGCAAACCAAGCCATTTTGCGAATGGAATCACGCTGGGCATCTTCGTCTTCCATTTTGCGGCGCATGTCTTCCAACATGATTTTACGTTCGACTTCATCGATCACACCGTCACCATTTAAGTCATATTGTTCCGTCATATCAATATCTCCAACATATTGTTCTTCGTTTCTATAACTTGAGCAGTCTTTCCGTATGTTATTGATTCTATTGTGTATTGATTCGAGAGTTTTTGCCAGTTTATATATGGAAGTTCCTTTGACTTCTGCTGGTACTCCGTAACCGGACACCATGCGTCGGGCTTCCTGTAAACGGGATGAAAAGGACTTATAAAGAGGTCGCTCACAATCCACCCATTTCATTCGTCTGTACGCAGACTACCTCATAATTCAATTTTGGCTTTGATGCCTGCGCTAAAACGTACTCTCGTACTTCAAAACACCTGTCCATTTCTACAAAAGCTCCCAGCGGTTTTGTAAAGACTTGTGATCCTTGCACAAGAATTCCCACCAAGAGCCAGACGGTCAACTAAGACCCTTTAAGGCTAATAAGCCAAAGTAGAAGGGCCACGGCCCCGCCCACAGCACCGAGAACAGCAATGCCAACAGCCACATACAAAAATCCATTCTGTATGGCTTTTTTACGAGCCAGTGCTTTAGCTTCTGCACGTTTCTTTTCGTTCTCCCGCATTTGCTTACGGTTGGCTATGAACTTTTGGTAGTCATCCCACAGTCCTGCCCTACCGTTATAGATAAACATTTGTTTTATTTCAGCTTCTTTCTTGCGAATGTCTTCTAAGGCAAAGAAAGCATCCATGTCACCATCTTTGGCTTTCTTTTCTATTTCGCCTTTAGCGTCAGCAAGTTTGGTAAGTTGGGGACCCATTTCACCGACCGATTGAACATGGCCGGCAAACTCTTTGATTGCGCCGATAGCCTCATTTGCTATTTTAATTGCGGCTATGGCTTCAAAGATCATAGCTAGAACACTCCTTTAAACCTCTGCGGTCGAGCAATCTTGCTAAAGCGGGGTACAACCCCGCCCTTGGCCGCTTTCATATCTAACTTTTCAGATTTTATCTTACCCGCGTTAGATAGTGCAATTGCAACGGCTTGTTTATGCTTATAGCCTTCGCCCATCAGCTTACTAATGTTGTCGCTGACGGTCTTATTGCTGGAGCCTTTTTTGAGGGGCATTAGTAACAGCCTTTGTAGCTACCACCACGCTTCGCCGCTCCCATACCACGCGCAGTGCCGCCGGGTACGTCCATTGGCGCTTCCGGAAGCGTTTCTCCGCCCTTGTAAGGAATCTTTCCTTGGCCTGCGATATCTGCATAGTTCACAGCTTTTGGGGCCGCGCCCGGAGTGTTTGTAACGATCTTCACTTTTGACACAATAATTCTCCTACTTTTTCTTTTTGCTTAATTTTCTGCTAAGAGCATCTGCTCCAGCGGAGGCCCCTGTAAGACCGCCACCTGCACGGCTACCTAGTTTAGCTCCAGTAATTCTTATAAGCATATCAGCCCCTGCACTAGACGCCATCATTCCACCATCACTTTTCAAAACATCTTTGGCATAGCTGACGCTGTCCATGACGTCTTCGTTTTTGGTCTTTGTTGCCACCTTACTGTCCTCTCATTTTAAGTAGTTCACGCTCACGACCTGCGTCGATCCGAGCTTGAGTTTGTGCCGCCTGCGCTTGTAACCGGTCGTAGAACTGGCGGTCACGCATTTGCAACGTCTGTTGATCCAATTGTAACTTAGCCGCATCCAACTGTGCATCTTGCTGTTCAGCCTGCGCCTTGAGTTGCAATTCCTGTTCCTTGAGTTGCACAACAGGATCTGGCCCTTGCCCAGATACTTGCTGAGACAACTGCTTGACCTGTTGCATCCCTTCGGCAATGTATTGAGCGACTAAGCCCTCAAACTCCATCATGCGCTGTTCAGGGTTCGCCGCAGGTCCTTGTTGCGCGGTAATTTGCTCAAACTCAGCCGAAGCGCGCTCCCGAGCAGATATCTGAACGTGCTCCATGATGTGTTTCTGCAAAGCCATCGCCACAGGAGGCATACCAGCAACCATCGGCGTTGAACCAAAAACCATATGTGACATGATATGTGCTTGATGGTTTTGACCCTCGAAGGCTTCGAGTTGGGCCATGTCGAGTGCATCGATATTCTCCTGTGCAGGGTCCGCGGGCCGCGAGTCGTCTTCCGGTGCCGCCTTCATGATCCTGTCAATATCCCTCACGCCCAACGCATCGTACATATCGCGGTAGACTTCATACATGTTGTGGAGTTCCGGAGCGGCGCCCGCCAACTGTAGTTTTGTCTGCGCCAGTACAATCCGCTGTGCCTGACTAAATACGTTCGGATCGGAGACAGGAATAACGTCTACGCGATCATCAAAGTCTGTTGCCATGACAGACGCGTCTTCGCCTTCCACAGAGTACGGATACTCTGGAGGCAAGCTCTCTGCCATGACGCGAGCCAAAATCTTAAACTCAAGCCGCATCGCATAATGCAACCGTTTGTGGATAGCCGACATGACCCGCGAGCCTTGCTCCAGCATCGCGATTGTCGTGCCCACAGCGGCGTTCTGATTGCCGTCGCCTACCTTCATATCTGTAATGGTCGCGAACCGCTGTCCGGCCTCTACAACGAAGCCTAGCAACTGGAACAGCGTTTGGTCTGGACCTTTGAACGGCAGAGGCATCAAGCTGTCGCGAATCGCACCGCCGGGGGCGTCCACATCTCGGAATTCACCGGGCTGGAGTGGATCATCATCGTCCCTGATCCGCAGACCACGGGCTTTGAAACCTGCGGGCAGGTTCGAGAGCGTACCGGCGTCGATCAACTGACGAAGTGCAGAGGTTGCTGTGCGGGACAGGCCGCCAATGGTGTGAATCAAGCCCAAACCATAGAAACCAAAGCCCGGTAAGAACTTGTAATGCACAAAATATTGAATTTTCTTACGGAATTCGTCGTCTTCATCGTAATTCCGACGGATAGCGAGGATTTCGCCCGTGTCATAACTTAATGTGACGACGTATGGGATCTTGATACCCGTCAATTCGCCTTCATCATCGACATCTTCATAGCCTTCAAGGTCCAAATCAACATGGCACTCCAACAAGGTTGCGTCGTAATCAATCTGAGAGGCGGTTACGCCATCGATCCGGTTGATTTCGTCGGTGACAGAATCGCTCTGACCCTCGCCCGGAGTGACCGGAACGTCCAGATAAAAGCCTGACACCTGCTTTTTCCGCAAATCGTTGAGCGACATCCGCACAACTTGCGTAATATTCGGGCAAGTTTCCAGATCGGAGGTTTCGTAAGGTACAACGAGGTTTTCTGCGGGGACAAATTTGCTCACCGCGCGGTTTAAGTTTTCGTCAAAGTACACTTTCTTAAAAGTAGAACCCGCCAGTGGGAGATAGAACAGCATTTGATCCATGTCCGGCGTGTAATCTTCCATCACATTGGTGATGTAATAGTTCATAAACTGACGAACACGACGTGCCTGACCCTCTTTTTCCTTGGTCTTATCGCCCATAACGGTGGTGCGAACAGGCCCAGAAGCCGGCAATAATTCGTTAAACGCCTGTGCTTGGAACTGCGTCGCCGCTTCGGCCAGCAAAGGATGCGTTACACCGCTTGATCCGCGGAAAGGTTGCGTCCGCTCTTCGTAGTTAAAGCCCAGTAGTTCCAAACCGCTGGCATAAGCGTCTTCCCACTCCTGCCTTGACGCCTTATTGGAATCAAACTCTTCCAGAAGTTCCGAAGCAATCCGGGCCAATTCACGATCCGGTAACTCTTCAGCAAGGTTCGAGTAAAACCCATCATCGCCCAGCATCTCATCTTGTGGCTCAAAATCGACTTCAACCCCGCCATCGTCTGTTGGCGAGATTTCGATCTCCCCGATATCCTCGCCCTGAATCATGGCAAGCACATTGTTTTGTGAATCGGGAAGCTCGATCTCAATCTCAGCTTGTAAGTCCTCAACATCAAGTTGAGAAGGGACGTTGTTCTTTTCAATAGCCATTCGTTGCTCCGGTCATATAAGGAACGTATTGCATAATACCATTGGACCGCGGTTCGCGAGTCATGTTCACTGCTTTATCCTTCAAAGATACCACGCCGCCGTCCGCCATGCCTTTTACAGTAGACTGCCTCACAGACTGCTCAACAATGTTTAGTAATCGGTCATCGCCTATACGAGACATTGCTTCTGGTCCTATCTGTTCTCGTAATACATTAAAAACGTTTTGCATTACAGCAGATCGGCTTAACAAAGGCACCTCTTCGCGCAAGCCGGCTTTCCCTTCATAGCGCATTTTATCAAAAGCATTCTTTTGCTCTTCTAACGAACGGCGAACCGTATATCGTAATAAAGACGACTTAGGCGGCGCATCCGTGACTCCGGGCTTGTCGGCGTACAAAAATAATCCCGCTCGCTCTTCCGGATCTTCCAAGCGTTGAACTACGTCATCCGAAAAAAGTTTTCCGATAACGCTGTCGGATATCATATCAAGCTCTTCTGGGAGCAACGTCTCGGTATCCATTTGAAATTCGGTTAGTTCCGTGGGCCGTGATACGGCAAACTCGGGAGGACTGACAGGTTCAGATCGAACCAGATCACCAATACCCCTGCCCGCAACTTTAGCCACTTTTGGCGCATACTTAACAAGGGTACCAATACCCTCTTTAAGTGCATCCGGGAACATATCGTCCTGCTTAGGCTCAACCGGGCCTCCATTTTGATAGGCCCGTACTGCGGAGTCCCCTTCGCCAATCATGCGGGGACCCGTGATATCAATAGAACGGGAAAATGCGCGCTCAAAAGTAAAAGCGGGGGCCGCCTTTAGCAAAGTGTTGAAATCTTCTTCGGACATTTCCGCCGCTTTTTCTGGCGTAATAATCATGTTGTCGAATTCAGGCTGTGGTTCTTCCCCGGTTAACGATCCGAGGACCGAGGAGATTAGGCCGGGAGCCTGCTTGTAAGCGTCAAAAGATTCTTGGAGTTCTGCTCTATCGACATCCGATAAGTCTTGAAACTGATCGTCGGTCATGGACATCGCGCCTTTCAGTGCCAAAACCCGTGCCTTGCCAAGACCGTCAGGTTTTGTAACGTCATACCCAACTTGCCCCAAAAGAGTTTGTGCTTCTTCGGCGTCGCCGTAACGTTTCATACGGAAATAATCCAAAGCGCGCAACGCCGCCTCTTCCTCTTTTTTTGGTAGCTTAACAATAGGGTGCATCCCTTCATGAATCGGTACCTGAGAAAACGCCGCTTGATTACCGGCAACGTTAATGTCGCGAGAAATACCAAGGCGTTCTGCCACTTCTGGAATCAAAGCATTGCCCAAAACGCCCGAGTTACCCTGCAAGAAC